CGCTGCGAAGCAACCCGCTACGAAAACGAATCTCAGGAGCTCCACTAATGGCTGACTCTATGGACCTCGTACAACAGCGCGTTGAAGAAGAACGCCAGCGCCACATCCACACTGCCCGCAACAGAGCGCCGGGCGTTTCCCGTGTGCTTTGCATCGAATGCGATGCGCCGATCCCTCCAGCTCGCCGCCGCGCTATTCCGGGCGTGCAGTGCTGTGTGACCTGTCAGGAAATCGCAGAGCTTAAAGGCAAACACTACAACGGTGATGCTGTATGAATATCAAACATCACACTTTGAGTGGTGCGCGTATGAATTCTATCGATCTGCGCTGCTTTGCTTCTAGCACCATCAACACCATCAGTATTTCAGGCGGCAAGGATAGTCTTGCCCAATGGCTGCGGGCCATTGAAAACGATGTTCCTCATATTTCTGTCTTCGCTGATACAGGCCATGAACACCCCCAGACGATGGAATATCTGGACTATCTGGAATCAAAGCTGGGCAAAGTTATCCGTGTTAAAGCTGATTTCACTCGCCAGATCGAAGGCAAACGGAAATTCATTGCAGAGAAATGGCCCGTTTCTCTGGTTCAGGAATGCGGTATGTCTGCCGATGAGGCGGCAGAACGTGTGCACCGTGCCTTGGAAATATTGAAGCCCACCGGCATTCCTTTTCTGGACCTGTGCATGTGGAAAGGCCGGTTCCCTTCCACAAAAGCCCGTTTCTGCACCTTTGACCTCAAGCATGAGCCTGTCAGGACTCAGGTTGTCGTTCCTGCCCTGGAAGAGTATGACGAGGTTATCAGCTGGCAGGGGGTCAGGGCTCAGGAATCACCTGCACGCGCATTGCTGCCGGACTGGGAGGAAGATGCAGACAATACGCCGGGCCTGCACGTCTATCGTCCGATCCTTAACTGGCTGCATGAGGATGTCTTTGCAATTGCAAAGCGCCATGGCATTAAGCCTAACCCGTTATATCTGCAGGGCTGCAGCCGTGTCGGTTGTATGCCCTGCATTCACGCCCGTAAATCTGAACTTGCTGAAATTTTCCAGCGCTGGCCAGAAGAGGTTCGCCGGGTTGCTGAATGGGAAAGAATGGTTGCGGACTGTTCGCGCCGCGGTAATTCAACTTTCTTTCCCTCCACGCATGATCCACGCCGGGCTGAAAAGCGTATTGAGGTCATCACTGTTGATGCTTATGGCATTGAGACTTATCGCGACTGGGCACTGACGACACGAGGCGGCGCGCAGTTTGATTTGCTGGCAAGTGCAAATGACAGCGCGGTTTGCAGCAGTGTTTACGCAGGAGTTTGCGAGTGACGGATATCAGCTCAGGCCGTCCCGTCGCGCCTCTTGTATCAGAACTCCCCGGTAGTGGAGGTAAAGCTACCGGGGCGAATCCCTGGACCGCGCCTAAAAAGGCAATTAACCCCTATCTGGAACCGGCGGAAGTAGCGCCGGAGTCAGCGCTTTCAAACCTCATTACTCTCTATGCTGCGGACAACGAGCAGAAACAGCTGCGCCGCGAGGCCCTGAGTAATGAGGTCTGGGAACGCTATTTCTACAATGAATCCCGTGATCCTGTTCAGCGAGAAATGGAGCAGGACCAGCTGATAAGCCGCGCCAAAATGGCCCGTGAACAGCAACAATTCAACCCCGATCTGGTAATCGTTGCTGACGTGAGCGCCCAGCCAGCGCATATCAGTAAGCCGCTGTTTGAACGGATTAAATATTTCGAGGGCCTGGGCAAAACGAAGGCATATTCCCGCTATCTGCGTGAAACCATCAGGCCGTGCCTTGAACGCCTGGAGCGCGTGCGTACCAGCCAGGTTTCTGCGTCATTCCGTTTTATGGCGAGCCACGACGGGCTGGAGGGTTTGCTGGTTCTGCCCGAAATGAGCCAGGAGCAGGTCAAGCGGTTATCTACTCTGGTGGCGGCACACATGAGCATGTGTCTGAATGCTGCCTGCGGTGAGCTGTTGACGGATGAAGACGTTACGCCGGAAGAGATCCGCCGGTCATGGGAAAGGGTGGCCGCTGAGGCTATGCGCCTTGATGTTATCCCGCCTGCTTTCGAGCAACTGCGTCGTAAAAAGCACCGCCGTAACCCGGTCCCCTACGAGCTTATTCCGGGCTCGCTTGCCCGTATGCTTTGCGCGGACTGGTGGTATCGCAAGCTGTGGCAGATGCGGTGTGAATGGCGGGAAGAACAGCTGCGCGCTGTCTGCCTGGTTAACAAAAAGGCGTCCCCGTATGTCAGCTATGAAGCCGTGATCCTCAAACGCGAACAGCGCCGCAAATCACTGGAGTTTTTCCGCTCGCATGAGCTGGTTAACGCCGAAGGTGACACGCTGGATATGGAAGAAGTGGTAAACGCCAGCAGCAACAATCCGGCACACCGGCGCAACGAAATGATGGCCTGCGTTAAGGGGCTGGAGCTGATCGCAGAAATGCGTGGTGAATGCGCCGTGTTCTATACCATTACCTGCCCGTCACGCTTTCACGCGACGCTTAATAACGGCAGGCCAAACCCGAAATGGACCAGTGCCACGGTCCGCCAGAGCAGCGATTACCTGGTGAATATGTTCGCTGCCTTCCGAAAGGCGATGCACAAAGCCGGGCTGCGCTGGTATGGCGTCCGCGTTGCCGAACCACACCATGACGGCACCGTGCACTGGCACCTGCTTTGCTTCATGCGCAAAAAAGACCGCAAATCCATTACCGCGCTACTGCGTAAATTCGCCATTCGTGAGGACCGGGAGGAGCTGGGCACCAATACCGGGCCGCGATTCAAGTCTGAGCTTATCAACCCGCGCAAGGGTACACCGACCAGCTATATCGCCAAATACATCAGCAAGAATATCGACGGGCGCGGGCTGGCGCAGGAAATCAGCAAAGAAACAGGCAGATCACTGCGCGATAACGCTGAGAACGTAAACGCCTGGGCTTCGCTGCACCGTGTCCAGCAATTCCGCTTCTTTGGTATTCCTGGCCGCCAGGCGTACCGCGAGCTGCGCCTGCTGGCCGGTCAGGCTGCCAGGGCGCAGGGTGACAAGAAGGCAGGCGCGCCGGTACTGGAAAACCCGCGTCTGGATGCTGTATTGGCCGCAGCGGATGCTGGGTGTTTTGCCACCTATATCATGAAACAGGGCGGCGTCCTGGTTCCCCGAAAACATCACCTTGTCAGAACTGCCTATGAGCTTAACGACGAACCGAGCACCTACGGCGATCACGGTGTTCGTATTTATGGCATCTGGTCCCCGATCATTGAGGGCCGGATCTGCACTCATGCAGTGAAGTGGAAAATGGTTCGTAAAGCCGTTGACCTTCAGGAGGCGACAGCCGACCAGGGCGCTTGCGCCCCTTGGACTCGTGGCAATAACTGTCCCCCTGTTGAAAATTTGAACCAATCAGGGGGTGAAGTACCGGATATTACTTCCATGGAAGAAAAGGCGCTGCAGGATTACCTGCATGGAATGGGAAAAAGGGAGCGGCGGGAGTTGGTTTCCCGACTCAGGCTGGTAAAACCGAAGCGAAAAAAGGCTTACAAGCAGAATATTTCTGAGCAGCAGCGCTTGCAGCTGGAGTATGAGCTGCATTCCAGAGGCTTCAATGGCAGTGAGTATGAGGTGAATTTACTACTACGCGGCGGCAGCCTTCCGTCTGGGGGAGGGCTACGCATTTTTTACCAGAACGGGCGGCTGCGTGAGGATGACAAATGGCGTCAGTATTACTGACACATCGGAATTTTTTTGTTTTTGACTCATATCAGGTCTTTCTTATTGAAGGCCAAAAAAGCGTTTTACATTTAGAAATTGGTAATATACTGTATATATAAACAGTGTTGATACATACAGTTATATTGCGTAAGTGGCCGTAAAAGGAGGGAAAATGCAGGATTATCTTTTGGAGTCATTGAAACTTCAGCGCATTGATTTTTTCTTAAAACTGGTGGGGGCAAGCGATTGCAGCGATGAAGAAAAGCGGCTGGCAATCCAGTGGGTTTCTGAACTGACTGACGAGTTGATGGCAAAAATACGTAACCATGAGTACAGCCGCACAATGGACGCTACTAGTTAGCCCTGTGTAAAAAAGACAGTAATCACCAGATTATCTATCGGGGCCAGTTGCTGGAACGGTTTACCTCTAGCGGCTGGGTCTTCTTTCAACGTCCAAAGGAGTCCGGCGGAGGTTTTTTGGTTGGGCTGCACTCATGAGGACTGCTTCTGGCTTGAGATGGAATTCCCGGTTTAGCTCTATGAAGGACTGGGGTTTTTGATGGAAGTCGCTAGGATAGAGTGGCGAAGCGATAAATTTGACGCGAATTATTCCCTGTTTGATTAAAAATGTATTATTTTATAATGACATACTATTTTATCAGGTAGTGCACAATGGATTTGATCTATAAAGTTCTGGCTTCATTGGGTGGAATATCTTTTATTGCATCTGGTGTGTTAGCTTGGATTGGGAAAGTTTATATAGAAAGATATAAGGCGCGGTTAAACAAAAAGACTGCTGAATTTCAATCAGAGCTAAGTGCAACTAATGAAAGGATCAGGGCGAAGCTGGATAATTCTGTTTATGTAACGAAAGCATATTTTGACAAGGAGTTATCAGCATATAGTCTAATCTGGAATTCGATGTTCGAAACAAGAGAAAGTGTACTAAAGTTAAGGCCTGCAGTGGATCAGGTAGACCCTGAAGAACCATTTGAAGAGCGTAAGTTCAGAAGATTGAAAAATTTTGCAGGTGCATTTAATTCATTTGTTATAAGCGTTGAGTCTAATAAACCCTTTATTGCACCAGAAGTTTATAAAATTCTTGACTCTTTTCGGAAGGAATGTCGTTCCGAGTCAATTTTGTTTGAACATGGTGACCCTGAGTTAGATTGGGTAAAATATTGGAAAGAAGCAGAATTGAATCGTACAACCATCAGCAAGCTTTTTGATGAAACGTGTGATGCAATTCGCAATAGGATGCATACGTTAACTGTGGTTACTTAGATTTCAGAACAGTTGTGCTGCCCCCTTTGGCGGTTGTGCATGTCTATGCCGCATGAATCCGCATGATCGTTTAAGGATCGTTTTAGACGAAGCCCGCCAGGAATGGCGGGCTTTTGCTTATGTCATGCAGGCGCATGAAAACCACTCCGTAAAGCGGGCAGGCGTGGCGGGGCTACGAGTGCGCGCAAAGCACATTGAAGACTATTGGATTTAGCAATCACTTCATGTATAAAGAAGAAAAAATGAGGTGTCTATGAAAAAACAATTAACGGAAGAACATCAGAACCAGCTTATAGGCCATCTCATAAAGAAAGAGTTTTATATAGGCGGAAATACAAAACTATCTATATTTTTATGTGGTGGTGATGTGGCTAACCATCAATCGGGTCGACATCAGTTTTCACAGTTTTTAGCAAAAGCGAAAAATGTTGATGTGTTCTACCCTGAAGATCTGTTTGATGACTTACTTGCAGGTCAGGGACAACATAGCCTTCTGAGTCTTGAGAATATATTGGCGGAAGCTGTTGATGTAATAATATTATTTCCTGAGAGCCCAGGGTCACTTACAGAGTTGGGTGCATTTTCAAATAATGAAAGTTTAAGGAAAAAATTAATATGCATTCAAGATGTAAAATTCAAATCTAAAAGAAGTTTTATTAATTATGGGCCGATAAGGCTACTGCGAAGCTTTAACTCAAGTTCGGTTTTGCGTTATCATCCTGATGAGTTGGCTGAACTTTGTAGCAAACCTTTCAAAGATTTGAAAAGTTCTTTTTTATATAAGGGTGTTACAAGGGCTATTAATCGAATATTAAAAGCTCATAAAGTGGATAAAGGTATCGGAAATTTATTATATGTCGATAGGTTTATTTTGCCATGCATATATCTTTTAGAAGATATCAGTTTTAGAACTCTTCTTGAATTAACAAGTAAAGCTATAAAGCAAGATGAGGTTTTATCTAAAATAATTGTTAGGTCGACTCTTACACGGCTTATCAATCAGAGAAAAATATTAAGAACAATAAACGGCTATCAGGTCACTCCTGTAGGTGCTAACTATGTAAGGAATGTGTTCGATAGGAAGAGACTCGATGGTCTTCGTTTGGAGATCATGAACTTTGAAAATCGTAGGAGATCAACCTTTAACTATGATAAAATCCCATATGTGCACCCTTAGCGAGAGGTTTGCCATTCGTGGTGTCCTCTGGATGCTGTTTCGGCATCCTGCAAGTAATCTGAGTCACTGTCTGCTTTCCTTGTTGGAACGGCGAGCATCGCTTGATGCTCTCCGAGCCAACAATGAAACCCGTTGTTTATGGCGTAAGGGTGCACAACTTCTATGAAATCTGCTCGTTTTTCGAACACTTTTAAGTTGAGACATTTGGGGCTACCTGTCATGAGTAGTTTGCAAGATATGTCTAGTGCCACACGTCTCTCTGTTGAAACGCTTCGCCTGATGATATACAGAGCCGATTTTCGGTACAAAATATATTCCATTGAAAAGAAAGGCCCAGAGAAAAAAAAGAGAACAATATATCAACCTTCCCGGGAGCTTAAAGCCTTGCAAGGATGGGTACTCCGTAACATCTTAGATAAATTGTCATCATCCCCTTTTTCAATGGGTTTCGAAAAAAAACAATCAATCCTGAACAACGCTACTCCTCATATGGGGGCAAATTTTATACTGAATATTGATCTGGAAGATTTTTTCCCAAGCTTGACTGCTGATAAGGTTTTTGGGGTTTTTTATTCTCTAGGGTATAACCGCTTAATATCCTCCTCATTAACGAGAATTTGCTGTTATAGGAACTTGCTTCCTCAAGGTGCACCTTCCTCTCCTAAATTAGCTAATTTGATTTGCTCTAAACTTGATTATCGAATTCAAGGATATGCAGGTAGTAGGGGGTTGATATATACAAGATATGCAGATGACCTTACCTTGTCCGCACAGTCGATGAAAAGAGTTATCAAAGCAAAAGACTTCTTAATATCTATAATTCCTAGTGAAGGCTTAAAAATTAACTCTGGGAAAACTTCTATTAGTGGTCCGCGGAGTCAGAAAAAAGTCACTGGTTTGGTTATCTCGCAAGAAAAAGTTGGGATTGGTCGATTAAAATACAAAGAGATTCGAGCTAAAATACATCATGTTTTTATAGGTCATTTAAAAGATATAGAGCATGTGAAAGGATGGCTGTCGTTTATATCAAGTGTTGATGCAAAAAGCCATAAAAGATTAATGACTTACATTGGTAAGTTAGAGAAGAAATATAAATGCAATCCTTTAAATAAATGAAGGCCATCAGGTCTTCATTTATTTTCTATAATGCGTAGCTTGAAAAAATTATCACATCTTCTCCAATCCAATCATTCAACTCCTGCATGCGCTTCTGCAATGGCATCAATTCGTTGCGCACGAACACAAGGCTTGCCTTCTCCACATCTCCAAACCCCCCAACATTACTCGGCATGATCCCCATCATCTGTGGCGGAACGCGGTGTGCCGCCATCATGTCGTCCCGGCTCACGTTCTTGATATTAAGAAACTCATCCTTTGCCGCCACCTCTGACAGCGGGATGATCTGAATCCCATCCTTTTTCCCGTTCGGTGAATACATAAACAGGTTGCGGAAGTTGCCCGGCCCTTTGGCACTTTTCATGGCCTGGCGGATATTGTTCACGTCCTCTTGGTTCTGTGCGGCGTCGGTCATATACATGATGAAGCCTGCGTGGCTGCCGTTGATGTAATACTTCCGGCGGAACAGAGTCGCGGACTCATTCAACAGGGCGGAAGGGATAGCGGACAGGTATTCGGGCAAGCCGTAAATTTCTTGATTCAGGTCCGGCTCCATCAAGTGGAAGATGCTGCCTTTGGTGAACTCATAGGGCTGCGTGGTCATGCCGTATTGCACAAACCAGTAGGTATCGAGATCGATCCCGCGGCGGGTGTATTTCGCCAGTGATGGTTCCAGTGACAGAATGCCGCCGAGCCGGTTCGTCCGTTTCTCCAAATAGGCGTTACCAAACACCAGATAGTCCTGCACGAAGCGGCTGAATGCCTGCTGGCTCAGCAGCGGGTGTGGGATATACGTGCTGGTCAGAATGTTGCGCTTAACGGCAATCGGGGAGCTGTGATGCACGGCCGCACGATAGGTTCGTGCCAGTCCGTCAAAACTTACTGGCGGCTCATACCAGCGATCCATCTGTACGCATTCTACGTAATCCAGCAACTCGCGGCGGTCCAGTACCGGGATCGGATCGCCAAAGCTGAAGGTTTCTGCTTTAGTTGCGCCACTGTGCTGAACATTATGCGCAGCTGCTGCGCGGTTTTTATTCCTCTTGCCCATCAAAAAATCTCCACAATGTTGCTGGTATTGGCGGCTTCGCCCTGCAGCGGTTCGTTAAACAGTGCGTGCATCGTTGCCCAGGCCAGGTCTGCGTGGCTGGCTTCTTCGCTGCGGCTGGCTTCGTAGGTGGGGCGGTTCCCGCTGGCGGTGGTGGCGCGGCGGATTGCCATAAAGGACTGCGCAATGTCGGTGTGCCCGGCGTCAAACTCTAGGCGCCGGTGGCTGATAATGTCGTATGCCTTAAGCACCAGGGCATTTTTGACGTTAGGGTTGTAGACAAACTCACGGACCGCCGGGAAGAACGCCTTAACGTTCTCATAGACGCCGTGACCGACGCCGGTCGAGTCGATGCCGATATAGGTCACGTTGTACTGCTGGGTCAGTTTTTTAATGGCGTCAGCCTGGGCGCGGAAGTCCATTCCGCGCCACTGGTGCCGCTCCAGAATGCGGAATTTGCCGCCCGGCACCGTGGGTGGTGCCATCACCACGCATCCGGCGCTGTCGCCATTCTGCGTACCCTTCGCCGGGTCATAGCCGATCCAAACTTCACGCCAGCCAAACGGGCGCAGCGCCAGCGCCTGAAAGTCGGACCAGACTTCCCAGCTGTCCACCATGCACGCCTGCAGCTCGCTCAGCGGGAATACTGACGCTAGATCGTCAATGAATTCGCACATCAGCAGGTTTTGGTATTCGTCAGGGCTGTACTCCATGCGCAGCTGGTCCAGGTCGAACAGGTTACAGCCGCCGCGCACCGCATCCTCCACGGTGACGATCTGGCGGTACTGACCGTCCGGGCAAAGCAGGCCCGGGGCCAGATTGCCGTGGGTCAGGTCTATATCTACCTTGTCCGCTTTAGCGCGGCCCCGGTTGAACAGGGCGCCGGACCAGAATGGAAAGGCGCTGTGGGTCAGGCTGGACGGGGTTGAAAAGTAGGTCTGCCGCCATTTTTTATGGATTGCCATACCGGACGCCACTTTGCGCAGCTCCTGGAATTTCGGTATCCAGAAATATTCATCCAGGTACAGGTTGCCGTGGTAGCTCTGCGCCGTGCGGGCGTTGGTGCCGAGGAAGTACAGGCACGCGCCGTTGCTGAGCGTCATCGGGTCGCCCTTCAGCTCCACATCCACCTCTTTTGCAAAGTCGATGATGTACTGCTTGAAGACGTGCGCCTGCGCCTTGCTGGCTGAGAGAAAAATCTGGTTGCGACCGGTGGTGATGGCGTCAATCAGCGCCTCCCGGGCAAAAAAGAAGGTCGCTCCGATCTGGCGCGATTTGAGCAGGTTGCGGATACGGTGGCGGTTGCCTGCCTCGTACCAGTGGCGCTGGTAGGCGAACATCGAGCTGTGGAAAACCTCCTGCAGCTTATCGATCTGTTCGTCGGTGAAAACGTTCTTTTCTGGCTGGCGGCGCGGGCCTTTGTTGCGGTTGGCAACCTTCGGATTTAAATCAGCCTCGTTCCCGCCGTCGTTAAATTTACCGATCCGGGCGTGGCGCTCCGACTGGCGCGCCAGCAGGTCAATTTCCTTGAAGTCTTTCCCTTCTTTTTGCTCCTTCATAATGAGCTGGCAGTAGCGCGCGGCGGTGGTGAGCTGCATCTGATCCAGCGGTCCATACTCGCCCCACTTGTCGCGCTTTTTCCAGCTGTGCACGGTTGCAACTTTCTCGCCCAGCATTTCTGCAATGCGGGCTACGCGGTATCCCTGAAAGTACAGCAGCATGGCCTGCCGACGGGGATCAAGGTCTGCTGGGGTCATTGTCGTGTTCATGGCCCAAACATACGGCCTTGCCCGGCGGCTTTCCCTGGCTGCGGTTTGTATGGCTGACCGTACAAGCGCTGCGCGTTGTTTCACTCCCCCCATCACCGCAAACATAAGGCTCCAGTAAGTTATTTCTAACGGAGCACGGCTCATGACAGTTAAAGCAAAACGTTTCCGCATCGGGGTGGAAGGTGCCACCACCGACGGGCGCGAAATCCAGCGTGAATGGCTGGTACAAATGGCTGCCAGCTACAACCCTGCGGTGTATACGGCGCAAATTAACCTTGAGCACATTAAAGGCTATTCGCCGGATGGCACGTTTAAGCGTTATGGGCATGTCACCGGCTTAACCGCCGAAGAAATCACGGAAGGGCCATTAAAAGGGAAAATGGCGCTGTACGCCGAAATTAACCCGTCGCCTGATCTGATTAGTCTGATTAAGCAGTGGCAAAAGCAATTCACCTCTATGGAAGTCAGCCCGAAATTTGCCGACACCGGCAAAGCCTACCTCGTCGGCCTGGCCGCCACTGACGATCCGGCTAGCCTGGGCACCGAGATGCTGGCTTTCAGTGCCACCGCCAAACAGAACCCGCTGGCTAACCGCAAGCAGAGTCCTGAAAACCTGTTTACCGCCGCCGAAGAAACGCTAATCGAACTGGAAGAAACCCAGAACGAAAAGCCGACCCTCTTTGCCCGCGTTTCCGCGCTGTTTACCAAAAAAGAGCAGACCGACGATGCGCGTTTTTCAGACGTGCACAAAGCCGTCGAGCTGGTTGTCACCGAACAGCAGAACCTGAGCGAGCGCATTGATAAATCCCTGTCCGACCAGGACGCGCGCATTTCTGAGCTTGAATCCTCGCTGCAGGAGCAGCTGGCCGCCTTTGCCGAGCTTCAGCAGCAGCTGAGCCGTGAAGACAGCCGCAGAGATTACCGCCAGCGCGCGCCGGGCGGTGACGCACCGGCTGGCACCCTGACCAATTGCTGATGGAGCATAAAACCCGATGAAAAAGAATACCCGCTTTGCCTTTAACGCCTACCTGCAGCAGCTGGCGCGCCTGAACAACGTGGAAGTGGAAGAACTTTCCAGCAAGTTCACCGTGGACCCGTCCGTGCAGCAGACGCTGGAAGACCAGATCCAGCAGTCCGCTGCTTTCCTGACGCTGATTAACATCACGCCGGTTGCGGAACAGTCCGGCCAGCTGCTTGGCCTGGGCGTTGGCTCCACCATTGCCGGAACCACTGATACCACCACTAAAGAGCGCGAACCTACCGATCCGATGCTGATGGAGGACGTGGAATATAAATGCGAGCAGACC